GTGATATAGAATCACTAATGTGTGTTGCTACGTATCGTTCTCCAGCAAAATCTGCCCATTCGGTTACTAATATCCAACCGGTACAGATCTGATTCTTTGCTTCTACATCTTCTTTAGCGATTACTTTAATAACTTCATCTATCTTATTTGATAAAGCGTCCCCTGACATATTAACCTACCGCTCTGCGATTAACCATTCTAACACTTGAGTTTGCTTCGCCTGATCCACTTAGACTAGATAATAAACTTTGTATATCTGGTGGTTGTTCTGGTGGTGCCTCTATTGCTGCGCCTTCTGGTGAAGGAGCGCCCTCCGTTGGAGAGCCGGGAGCAGGGGACGTTTGCTCAACCATAGGCGCTGCTCCAGCGGAGGGAACCTGTTCAGGAGCCGAAGGAGGAGGTGCAAAGATTTTATCAATTGCATCTTCAATCGTCTGGCCCTTTTGCCGTGCCTTTATGACAGCAGCAATCTTACGAACAATCTCTGAGGTATCCCCACCTGTAGCAGCCATCTGTGGAATGGCCTGTGTATACGCCTGTAAAGATCCTAGAAGTGCTGCACGCATATCTTCGATCTCTATTTTTTCTTGCTCTTGTGTAACGTTGACACCAAATGGTAGTTCACGCATAGCCATATCCTTAGATATTAACTTACCACCTAATGCTTGTAGCATAAAGATAAGACCTTGTGCTGGGTTAAGACCCGCCAACATACCATAACGTACATCAGAAGAGTAATCATTCTTGATATCTTTTGCTGGGGTATAGGTTACTTCATAAGGTGCGCCAGCATCTACACCACGAATAGTCTTCTCAAAGTTAAAGTACTTTTCGTCAACTTCAAAACAAATGCTCATTACATCAGTAAGAGCCTTAGCAAAGATAGCCTGAGCAGATTTAACTTGGGTATCAAAGGCACCCATAAGTGCTTGTACACCTTGACCTGTAATAACAGATGCATCAATGTTTCCTGTACGACCTTCAGGGTAACGTGTACCAACACGAAGTTCTGCATTAAGAAGATCTGATTCTTGGAATGCACCTTGTGGGAGAGTTAACTCTACACGACGTACGCCTGCAGGATTTGATGTACGAATAACTGCGTCTCCACCAAGTTGTAACTCTTGTACATCTTGTGGTAGAACAATAGGAGCCTGTACAGATTTTTCTGCTGCTTCCATTGCAAGCATTGCAAAACGATTACGAAGTAATTGAATACCTAGAACATCATCAAACTGTCCACGCATCTCACCATCAACGGATGGGCGGCGTGCAACAACTACCATCATACGACCAATAGGATTTGCGGCCTGTGATAGTACTAAGTTGTTTCTATTAGGTAAAAAGATTATTGATTGATCTTCGTCATAGTAGCGGATCATATCTACCATAGAGTTAAGATCTTGCTTGTAGCCCATGCTACCAAGAATTAGGTTGTCATACTCTGGGAACTGTGTAGCAAGTTCACCTAGTGTAAGTGTGTAGCGTTTAGCAAAAGCAATACAGCGACCAAAGCGATCAAACTCTGGGTAAGACCCAATAGGATTCTCTATACGAATAGTTGGTAATCCTGCTTCTTGGTCTAACTCAATGATAAAAGGAATAAAGCCGTAGGTAATATATTGATCTGCACCACTATACATCTGTACTTGTAGGTCTGAATGACGGAAGTAGTTCGATGCAATACGTGTACGACGATCTGCGAACTGACGTGCTTTGTCTGAAACTTGATTAGAAGTAGAGCAATTGACAGCAGGAAGAGGAGCCATTACTTCAGATAGATCGCGTGCTACGATATCAATAAAGTTAGCAACAACGTTTTGATTTACGCCATCTGGAAAGAAGTCAGGATAGACTTCAGCAATGTTACCTTGACGTACAGACAAAACATCTTGGGCCCGGGAATCCCGTTGGCGAGCACGATAGCGTAGAGAATCTACACGCGCTGCAATCTGTTCAATTGATAATGCCACAGTTTTCCTTACTTATATTTAATCATTTGAGATTGAGTTGTATCACGCTTGCGCATTTTAGCAATCTTTGCTGCTTCTCTAGCAATTTCTTTTTCCCAGTTAGAAGATGTCTTTGGTGCAGCCTTTGGTGCAGCGCCTCCCCTAGGACCTCCGCTAACTCCACTGCTTCGACCACCTACAGATTCATATCTAAGTCCACCCATTTGTTTTTTTGGTGCTACCATTTTATATTCCTATCCATAGTGATCTTGCCATTGTTCTGCGATCATGTCATCTACATTTATTGTCATACGATTTGCCATCTGTGAACGTGTTGCCCAACGATTACTTTGATACTGACCTACTCTAGTAGATTGCTGCATTAATTCACGAACGCGAATGATAGCAAACCATAGAGCCATTACACAGTCAGTAGGGTTCTTAGTTTCAGGTCTCCATGTAAGCATCTGTTGTGTTAAAGCCTTTAGTCCTTCCGAACTTTCATTCGAAGGTAGTTCAATAATATTGTTATCTTGGAAGCGACCATCACGGGCAGTTCCAAAAAGACCAGCCATAGAAGCAACGCCGAAACCGACATCCCACTTATTTTTGCCGGTGAAGTGCGAGTTGAGTTGCGTCCCATATTGTGCCAACCAATTCCGTAAATCATCATCTAGGGCGTAAGCCTTTTGATGTGCGTTGATTTCAATTCTAAGTTCTTGCGGTCGGTACTTCTCGACCCACTCTTCTATTAAAGCACGGATCTTCATAGGATTAGGTTCTGTCATATTGACACAATCTAACACATAGATCTTACCATCAGAGCGATTATAGGTTACAATCACTGCTGCTGTATTACCAGTCATAGCAGGATCAAGTCCCATTACAGTGTAAGCACCGTCGATATGTTTAGGATGTCCTGCAGCGCCAGGCTTTAATGGGCCGCGCTTCCTCATACCATTTGTAGAACCAGTAAGACATACAGGGGCAAAGATTGAATCTTCTTGTATGTCTTCTTGTTGATAGACCATAGCCCAAACCGAGGGAGCAACTTCGCTACGTCGGGTGAATAGTGCTGGTCCATCCCATTTTTGATAAAGACCTGTCTCGTCTGGCTCATCGCGGTCAGTTTCTGGGCGATCGGTCCTAGGCCAGAGAGTTTTCCAGTTGGCAGGTTTCTCATCAAATTCGAGAACTGCCGGCATGGCAAAATAAGTAAAGGGGCTTTTACCCCCGCTCCATTGACCAGGGTCCCTGAT